AGATATGCCTTGATCAATTAAATTTTCAAAACTTCCAAAGTAATGTGGCGCATTCTCACCTTTTGTCGGCAATAATCTTTCAAAGCATACAAAAAATTTATTTTTTATGCACGATCTTTTTGCCAAATATTCTATGAGAACGTGTGGTTTTAATCCTGTACTAATAAAAGGGTCATTAAAAACTAAATCCGGATCTTCAATTGAAATTTCGTTCTCACTAATGTCAGAATAAATTCTTTGTATAGCTTTTTTAAAACTTATACCATTTTTAAATGTGCTGTAATATCTTCTCTTTAAAGACTGTATAAATGCTTTTGTTGTAAAATTTATTTCAAAAGTTGTATTTAAGTTTTTATCGACTGTGCTTTTTGAAATTGAGTGAACAACAAAATCTTGTCTCCAAACAAGTATTTCGTTTGTAATTGGTTTGGAAAGTTTAATTTCTATTTCTTCACCACCTGTAATTCTATATTTTTCTAGCATACCCTCTGTATCTTTTATTCCAACGATACCGGATACAGCAAAAGAAAACACATTTTCGAATAGTTCTATCTTGTTATATCTACCCTTTAGTGTTACAATTTCACCATAGTTTGTTTTAAGATTAAATTCGCTAACAAGAACCTTATCGCCTAAGTGTGTGTTTACTTGAGCGTCAGATTTTATTTTAGGTTTTGATTTTCCGATTGCCATTTTAAACGATTGGATTTTCCAATGATGATTTGAGTGCAGTATCTAATGCAGGTATGACGGCAGGATTTAATAACTTTATTCTTGATTTGATTATATTTTTTCTTTGCTCGTATTCATATACACTTTCAATCTTTCTTTCATTTGTGGATAAATTTGTGTAACTTGCAAGATCGATTTGATGATCAAAAATATTATAATATCTATATGATGTTTGTGCTGCGCCAATGCTACCATATTTATCCGCAATGTACTTATCAAATGCTTCAGATGACTTAGGCCAATCATCATAGATACTGTAAACATCATTTGTGAGTAAAATAATCCAATCGTAGTATTGATTACCATAAACTTTATATGCAACTTGATCTGGTCTTTCACCATCATGTACAATATATGGCGTGTAACTAATATACCTATAAGATTTTATAAACTCTTTAAATCGAATAGATTGAGTTAAATCAATTGCCGTAATTTGATCAAAATCATTGACGTTATATTGAATTCTTTGGAAAAGTGTAAAGTATGACATAACTTAAAATATAGTTTTAGTTAGTATCGAAGATTCTTGTGCTACGTCATTTCTTGTAAGGAGCACTGATTCTCTGAGAGATATGTTCATTATAACATCAGATGGAAAATAGTTTTCATTATCTCCTTCATAAAATGTCATTTTATTTTGAGACCCATAAGTAATTTGAACATTCTCAATAACACATAGTTTACTTTCAAACATTAGCGATTGCGAAGTGTCGCCACTTGATGCCATTACAATTGATAACTTACACATATCGGGATATCCAAATGTAAATGTGGCGCCAGCTGCCAGAGTTCCAACATCTTCATCATTGATCTGACCTTCCGCATTTAATCTAATGGCATCCCTTTCTTCTTCAGATAATTTTTCATCGTCCACATTTGCAGGATCAAAGGTACTTGATCCTAGAGTGCTTTGAAATCCTGATATTGAACTTTCACCTAAAGATGGTGATGACGCATATCTAAAAAGTGTAATAATATCACGCATTGCTTGCGCTTCATTTAAAGATGTGGGTCTAAAAGTAAAGCTAGGAGTAAATCTTCTAAACTGAGGGCCTTTATAGATTAATTGTTGAAAGTTATTAATCATTTGTCTAGTTAGAAATTCGGCTTGAGGCACTCCAGTTGCGCCTGCTGACAAAAATTTGCCTGCTGCACCTCCAACACCACCTAATAACTGTCTTCGCAACGCTTCTAATCCTGTTCCACCCGCTTTTTGTAATGTTTCTAAAAATCCGGAGTTTGTATCAAATGGTGTGCCAAAAATGCCTTCCTGTTCCTGAAATGGATTTGATAATGTTGTTTCAAACGTTCCAATCATACGAATAAATATTACGGGTAAAGAATCTGTTTCATTTCCGGTGTTGTCATAAAACTGAAATTTCATGACTGGACCCCAAAAATCTTTTTGTGCTTCTTGAAAACCAAACTCTAATACGCTTGAATTATATAATTGCAAGTCTTGTGTTTGAGAATTTGGTCTAAAATTAGTTTCCGTTGCCATTTTAATCCTTAATTTTTTACTTATTTATGTCTTATAAAGGTCGATTTGTACCAAAAAATTATCAAAAGTATAAAGGTGATCCAACCAATATCATCTTTAGAAGTCTTTTGGAAAGAAAATTCATGGTATATTGTGATACCAATCAATGGATCCTTCAGTGGAGTTCTGAAGAGATTATCATACCCTATGTGTCGCCAGTTGATAAACGGTGGCACAGATACTTTCCTGACTTCTACATTAAATATCGTGACAAAGATCATAACATCAGAGAATCACTGATTGAAGTCAAACCATATACGCAGATTTCGTCTCCTAAGATTAAGATGTCAGCAAGAGGAAAGCCGACAACACGATTTCTTCGTGAAGCTGTTACTTGGGAAGTTAATCAAGCCAAGTGGAAAGCAGCAATGGAGTATTGTTTAGATAGGAAATGGGAATTTAAATTGATGACCGAGAAAGAATTGAGATAAATAGAAAACTATGGCAATATTCGACAAAGTTTTACAGCAAGGTGCACGACAAGGAATTATTCCTGCGAAGACTAAGTTCGCCAGGGAATGGTATCGATCTGCCGCCGAAAGTTTATACAGCCGAAGAATTTCATCGGACACACTTTTAAGAGATGAAACAAGATTGGTAAATAATATAACATATGGTTATATGTATGGATTTGCGTATGATCCTAAATGGAAGAAAGAACTACCTTATTATGATCAGTTTCCTCTTATATTTCCTGTAGAGTTCCACAAGGATGGCTTTAACGGAATTAATTTCCACTATTTACCACCAATACTGAGAGCCAAATTAATGGACGCACTTTATACAACGGTAAATAATAAAACATATGACGCTACGACAAAAGTTAGAATTTCATACGATATACTCAAAGGCGTTTCAAAATTTAGATTATTTAAACCAACATTAAAAAAGTATTTAAGAAATCATATTAGATCAAATTTTCTTCAAGTATCATCTAGTGAATGGGATATTGCACTGTTCTTGCCAACAGAAAACTTTAAAAAGGCAAATAAAGATCAAGTTTGGGCAGACTCAAGAAAGAAAGTAGGATAATCGCATGTCATTTAGCATTTCAGATTTTAGAAATAATGTAGGTGCTTTGGCTCGTCCTAACTTATGGAGAGCAGAAATTGATACAAATCAAGCAGGCGGCGCTGCGGCTGCACCATCAACATTTTCTTTTAGATGCGAAAAAACGATTGCTCCAGGAAGAACTCTAGCGACCGTCGATGATATAGGATTTGGACCTGCATTAAAACTTCCGTATGAAACAACATATGAAGACTTAGACGTTACTGTAATTTGCGCTCAGGATATGGCTGAGAGAAAATTTTTTGAAGGATGGATGGACAATATTGTGTATACTAAATCATCCGGATCATCAGGAAAACCTGGATTGATTCGATTTTATAAAGACTATGCTGAAGGCAATTATCTTACCATTTATCAAATGAATGAGGTTGGAAAAGATATTTTTAAACATAAATTAATAAACGTTTATCCGATTCGCTTGAGTGCGATGAATCTAAGTTGGGAAGAAACGAATACGTATCAAAGATTTGATGTAACATTTGCATATCAATATTATGAATGGGAAATACCTGAAGCTGCTTAACTATAATTTTTTGGAGATTTACAATGCCTTTACCTAAAATTGATTCACCTATTTTTGAGTTGACATTACCATCCACTGGCGAACAAATCAAATACAGACCCTTTCTAGTAAAAGAGCAGAAAATTCTTTTGTTTGCTTTGGAAGGTGGCGAACAAAAAGATATGATATCTGCTATAAAACAAATCATTTCAAATTGTTCTATTACGCCCGTAGATGTTGAAAAACTTCCAACTTTTGATTTAGAATACTTTTTTGTTCGATTGAGAGCAAAGTCTATTAGCGAAACTGTAGATTTAATTATGAGACATGCTAATGGTACAAATAGTAAGGATGAAGAATGCGACGGTGAAGTTAGAGTGAAGTTTAATCTTTTAGATTTAGAAGTTGTTAAAAATGAAAATCACATGGACAATATTGTTTTAGATGAGATTAAAAAGATTGGTGTAAAGTTAAAATATCCTACAATGAACATGAGCAACCTTGATCTTGATGGAAATAAGACTCAAATGGATATCGCTACAGAAAGTATTATTCATAGCATAGATTACATCTATGACGAGGACAATATTTACAAAAAAGAAGATACATCCAAAGCTGAATTGGTAGAGTTTATCGACAATCTTTCACAAGAACAGTTTACTAAACTTGCTACATTTTTTGAAACTATGCCTAAACTTAAACACAAAATTAAATGGAAATGCAATAAATGTAGAATGGAAGAAGAAACTGAACTGGAGGGTATGGCAAATTTTTTCGACTTTTGATGGGGCATGACAATTTGCTTTCTTACTATAAAACAAATTTCAACCTCATGCAACATCATAAATATAGTTTATCAGAGTTGGAAAATATGTTTCCTTTTGAACGTGATATTTACATACTGTTACTAAGCCAACACATAGAACAAGAGAACCAAAAAATAGCTCAACAACAGAGTACGTCAAAAGGAAGAAGATAATGGCATTTCAATTTGGAGTAAAAAAAGAAGAACCAAAAGTAGAAGAGCCTAAGAAGGAAGAGCCAGCGGAGACTGCGAATAAAGAAGATTGGATGACAAAAAAATGGCGTCCAATGATGGCAATCATGTATATGATTTGTTGTCTAGCAGACTTTGCTATTTTTCCTATCATGTTTACGATTGTTCAATTTTGGGAAACTCAAGCAGCAAATGATGCATTCCGTCAATGGGTGCCAATCACACTTCAAGGTGGTGGTTTATTTCATGTAGCGATGGGTGCAGTTTTAGGTGTCACAGCATTTGGCCGTACGCAGGAAAAGATTGCAGGTGCTGCTAACGGTACACCAACTCCAACATTAAGTTCTACACCTCCTTCAATGTCTGGTCCTCAAATGAGTGGTGGTTATACTCCACCAGTTAGAAGCATGCCGCCATCATACAATGATCCTTATTCAAATGGATCTGTTACAACAAGTTCAACGACAACAACCACGACAACAACTGGCGCACCAAATTTAGCAAGAATTCGCCAGCTTGATCCGGATAATGTATTTGAACGTGGATAAATTAAATGGCTAACTACGCAAAATCTCTCGGTGAAATGGCTACCGAGAGGGCTTCAGATACCGTTAAAGGATTTGGTAGAAGTCTTAAGGGCGCATTTTTGTCAGAGACACCAGCTTTGACTGGTGTTATGTCTTTTAGTAGAGAATTACAAAAGCGTGCTGAAAAACAATCTGATAATAAAATAGAAGACGCTACAAAAGAAGTTGCACAAGAGCAACGAAAGAATAACGTTATAAGTCTTGAAATGGTTCGACAATTAAGAGCCATCAACGGAAACATTGCGGCTCAAAATAGAATAGCTGCAAAAGCTGAAATACGCAATTCTAAAGCAGCGGCGTTCGCTGAAGAAGCTGAAAAAGAAAAAATTATTCGTGATGAAAAATTATTAAAAGCAATCGAAAAGATTGGTGCTAATGATAGTGCATGGAAAGGTAGAAAGCCTGGTGATACTACAACCGGCGGTGGCATTTTAGATTTCATTAAAAATATTTTTTCTGGTAATTTAGGTGAGATTTTAGGATCAGTTGCTGGAGGCGCAGCAGGACTATACGGTCTGAAAAAAGCTGGCGATATGATAAGAAAACCAACTGCTACACCAACTACTCCACCTGCGGGTGGTGGAGGTGCTGGTGGAGGTGCTGGAGCAGCAACATCAGCGGGCAGTAAAGTGTTAAGAGGTCTTGGATTCTTAGGAAGAATTGGTGTAAGATTCTTAGGTCCCATAGGTTTATTATATAC